AATACCACTGGCTAGACTTATTTCTATGTTAGTTATTTGACCAGCAAATTTTACTGTTGTATATGCTGGCTCTGAAAAATATAAATAATCTCCAATACTTATAATATTGCCAATAGCAACTAAAGGATTTGTAGAAAAATTAACTGTTAAGACATTGCTTTGAAGCGACCAACTTGCAGCTTTTCCAATACCATTAGCTGACCTTAAAGCATATTCATCAGCAGCAGCAGGTGTTTGATTTGTTTTTCTTAAATAAGCAAAATAAGCTCCTTCCTTCTTTTCAAACCATCTATAGTCTATAAATCCTTCGTCTTGTATATCTGTTTTCATATTTACAGTCCAGGCAGAATCAGATTCTAAATTCAATGATTTAAATACTTTGTTTTCTAGTGGGTTTTGATTAAATACACTTGTTATCTGTGAATTAAATTGCTGACCATAAAAGTTATTTCTAGTTTCGTTGGTGTTGTGTTTGTATAAATTACCACCATTAAATGAATATAAATAGTTATTCATTCCAAGCATGTACTCAGGAATGTAAGAATAAAAAGAAGGCCACCCTTTAACGCTATCACTATAAGTTAAAGTATATTCAGTTGTTACTGGTGAGGGTACAGGAGGTACAGTGCTGGGTGTCGGAGGTGTAGGAGGTGTAGGAGGTGTCGGTGTTGGAGCGCTTGGTACGCTACAAGTATTTGAATTGTAAATTAAATTATTCTCACCACCCATATATCCATGGTAATAACATTCATAGCTTATTGTGCCATAACCTCCTGTAACTGTTAAGGTTACATCACCATAATAATATGTGTAGGTATTACCATCTAATCCCACCTTGGGGCCTACAGCCGTAGTTCCTGTATATGTTATAACATTAGTTAAATTAAAATTATGAAACGCTATCGGATGAGCTGCTGGAACATTTTTTAAAACGTATGTTCCTACATTTGTACCATACGTACCATAATTACCTCCAAAAACAAACTTGTTTCCTCCCGATATATTTTGTATAGTAGTCTCATTTTCAGCTCCTAAACAATACTGAGGCGTTGGTGTTGGCGCTGGTGTCGGAGGACTAGGTGGTGTAGGCGGTGTAGGCGGTGTTGGTGGCGTAGGTAATGGGCTAGGAGCATACGTTCCACACGCTGATGTACAAGGTACGTCTATAATAGTAGTAGTACCCGATATTGAATTTTTTTGTACTGGCTGTCCATTAAAATTTGTTGCGCTTATATCTATACAAGGCAAGGAAACTTCCCCCTCTAACAGTGAAATCCTTTGCTCAGTACCATCACAACAAATAATTGACCATCTACATACTCCACCAGTAGCTCCTATTGGACAGGTTAATTCATACGTTAAACACGACATACTATAAAATTATGTTACAAATTTACGAAAATTTATTGGTGTTAATCAATGAAGCCCCATATGCCAGTTTGATGATGTTTAGTAAAACATACCCCATGAGAGTTATTAAATAAATGTGCAGGCAATATTTCTATGTGTTGTTTATCTTGCTCTATAAAATTTGATAAAGCTATAGGGCCAACGGTTTTTCTAACTATAGTACCTCTTATATCTTCTTCGTAATTGGGGTAAGCTCTCACAGCTTGTAAATTTTCAATAATATTTTTTCGGGAGTAAGTCAGAAACCGTGTCCAAAACTCGGATGGTGGTGAAATCATCATACTGTTTTGTACAATCTCATCACCAGAAGAAGCACCAATAATATATATTTTATTTTTATCTATTTGATGTAAAAATGGCGATATTAACTCTATATCCATATCAACATACGCACCACCAATTTTTTCTAATATTAAACTACGCACATAATCAAGCTTAAAAATTTTGTGTAGCATATCTAAAACCTTAAAAAACTCTGGGTCGTTACATTTAATAAACTCATCTATCTCTTCATCATCCCATATCTTGACACAACAGTGAGCTTTTTTCCAAGAGTCCAAACAATGATGCCATTTTTGAGACCATTTGGTTTTATTCTTAGGAGCTAGGAAGTGTAAAATCATGAAGCTTGTAATGTATGTAAAAATTTCTAAAATACTTGCCGGCAAAAGGTTCTTTTCTAGCATGCTCACATACAGCAGATTCGTAAAGAATCATATCTCCTGGTTGTGCATAAACTTTATACCATTCTCCATCATGACCTTTTATATCAAGAGGCCAATCATCTGCGTATTTTTTATTAGGGCAGCCGCAAGTTAAGTCTTTATCTACTATTATTATAGAAGATATGTGATGAGTTTCAATTCTATCTGTATGTTCTGTTAGACTAGAACCTTTTTGATAAGACCTTATACCATAAATAAAACTTGGTTCTAATTTTCTTCCACAAAAATTTTCGTGCACATCTTTAAGGGTAGTGTGTAATATATTTTTTACAGTAGGTAAGTTGTCAAAGCTTAGCATAGTTGTGTCACCTGGTACATAATGGTCTTTACCATCAAAGTTTTCTTCAACCTCTTTTAATTTTAAAAGCTCGTAACATTCTTTAATAAGATTCCACATATCTGGAGGACATTTTATTAATTCAAAACCATTAGGTGTAAGCTTAGGTATGCCTTCAACGGATTCTTTAGGTGTATTATTAACTTTTACTACTTTACTCTCTAAAACTTGCTCAATAGCTGCGTCTTGTGTGTCTTTGTTTTCTACTAGATTTTTATGTTTTTGTTCATCGCCTGCTCCATCCCAACTGTTTTCTCTCCACCAAGAAGTAATAATATATTTTTTACCTTCTTTTACGGCTACACCTTCATGTAAAGTTTCATCTAAAGTTTTTCCATCTCTCATGTTTTCCCACCAAAGAGCTTTACCTTTTTCTGCTTTTACACTTTTTTGTAATTTAGGAAAGTTTGTTTCTCCACCAGTAAAATCATCGTTTAAATAAATCATTAACGTGTGAGTCCTGTTGCCTGATTGCAAACAGTGCATATCATAAGCAGGGCCACTAAAAAAATCATTGTGAGGTTTGAAATATTGTCCAGGCTCATATAACTGCCCTTGCAGTGCCTCTCCTTTGTTAATAGGTAAATTTAAATGCTCAGCAATTTTTTTATGTACACTTTGTATTATAACATTATTAGTGTCTAAATTGGATGTGCTTGATGTTCTATGGTCTGTAACGTCTGAACGGTCTGTGCCTCCAACAACAACCGAAGAACGTGAATGATTTGCATCAATCATTTTAATTATTTCATCACACTCTTCGTGAGAAATAAAGTTTGGTATTTCGTGCATTTGATTAAATTAAATTTTAATAAAGATATAAAAATTATGGACAACCAACACAACTTGTAAATGAACTTCCATTCCAATATCTTGCATACGAACCATCACTTATATAAAGAGAGTTAGTGGCTAGACTAGAACAAGTGTTGCTTGTTCCATACCATGCTGTTGCTAAACAAAGCGATGCGTTATCAAAGTAATTTGTTTCTCTTCTTGAAGCTAAACAAGCATTGTTTGCGCTTGTAGTATCTCTACCTATATTATTAATTCCAAAACAATTACTTGGAGTTGGTGTAGGAGGAGTAGGAGTGGGAGTTGGAGCGCTAGATGCTTCACATGTTGCACAATCAGTAAAATCATCATAATTTAAATAAGATTGGCCTGTCGTTCCTCCCAAATCTATGTATTGATAACATATACCTGATATTTTAAGAACATTAGGGAATGTAGTTCCTCCTGGCCCGCTTACCTCTGCTAGTATGTCTCCACCTCCAGTTGCACAATCTCCATATCTTGCGTAAACCGTTGCAGGTACAGGTGGTGGCGTCGGTGTTGGCGGCGTAGGCGCTGGAGTAAACCCTCCACAACTTGAACGTATATCCACGTAAGTTACTTGAGAATCATAATAAGTTGCCGCTGCATCTATTATTTCCCAATATTTAGTTCCATCAAAATCAGGGTTAGGCCCAGCTGCACTACCATTTAAAGTTAGAGCTAAATTATTAGCCAATGTAGCTGCTGTCAAGTTTGTCACCCTTACATTGTAAGTAGGGCTTGTTGTGTAACACTCTCTAATTTGTATGTCTTGAGTTACAGTAGTAGGAGTCGGCGGTGTTGGTGGCACTGGCGGCGTAGGTGCTGGTGGACATCCAGAAGTAGTTGGAGGACTTCCAACTGGTTGAATGTTTTGACATGGTAAACCTTGGTCTGAATTTTGTCCTGCATCTCCAGCATATCT